ATAATAACGACACAGCTACCCCCCCTCCCCCCGTCAGTTCCAATCCGGAACGGACTGCCAGAGAGTTCCAAACTGGCACGGACTGAGTTCCAAAACAGAACCCCGATCGTGCTAGGTGTCAAAGTGGAGCGGAAAAGTGGAGTGTGAGGGTGGATATGGCACCCACTAGAGACAACCGATACCCCACACAAAAGGTTATAACCAGCTAAAGTTTTTACAAATAATCGGTATTTCACAAACATTTGAAAAGATAATAATATAATAGACATCAGGTGCAGACCGCACTGATGCCAACAAACCAGGGAAGCCATCATGCAAAACTATTTTGAATTTCGCGCAGAATATATTGCGACTCTTAAACAGTTCTTAGAGTGCAAGGCGCCAACCTACGCATTCCGCATCGATTCGCCAGAGAGTAACGCGCTGGCAGACAAGCTGGCAGAGATGGAAGAGGCCCAGCCCGATTGGGTTATGAGAATTGAGGATTACTTAGACGACAACCATCTGCTTCAGTAAACCCATCCAAACCAAACAGGCCCACCAGGTTACGCTGCGGGCCTTTTCAGGTGCAACACCAACACAATTGAATAAAGGGGAATAAGCAATGACCGCAAAAAAACAGTATTTAGAGATTTTGCAAAGGCAACGCACCGACTGGCTGCAGTTCAGCATGGCAAACCCAAGCTGCCACATGACGCCAATGCACGTGGCATTGCATGGCATCGTTTTACGTTCGCGTGGGGCCGATATTCCAAAAGCCATAAACTGGGTGCGGTAGGCTTGTGATGCTTCACGTAATGCCCCTCATATGGGGGGTATTGCGGGAATCATCCCAACAACCAACTAGGGGAAAGAACCATGCACTACAAGCAAGACGAAATCGCGCAACACTTTCAAGATTACCTAGCCGAAAACCGCCCGTGGCAACAGTGGTTAGACGGTACACGCTCAGACTTTGAGCCGTCAGAATTACATCACGAAGCGTTTAATGAGGATTACTACATCATCGGCACGTACCAGGCCACGCAATGGCTAGGCGATCGCGCCTTTGAGGTAATTGACATCATCAAAGGCTATGAGCAAAGCAATTTCGGAGAGGTTCACACCGATCTTTCAAGCCCTGAGTCCGTGGTGAATATGTACGCTTACATCGTGGGCGAAACTGTCGTGTATGAGTGGTTTGAAGAATTAGACAGGGGTGCGGCATGAAATTTGAAACGCTGTTTAACAACATTCTAGCGGCCGCGGATAGCGGCGACTATTACAAAACAACACGCGGCATGATCCTACTTGCAGATCAACTAACCGAACATGAATCTATCGGCACATGGCTAGATATTGGCGAATTCGGAGAATTCACGCTCGCGGATCTAGTGGTAGGCGGTTTTTGGTTTTACACCGATTATCACGGCGGGCAAGCGTCGCCAGAATACCGCGCGCTGTCATCTTTGGGTGGGGTTTACTCGCCAGGCGTGACTCACGGCCCCGACACAGACGGAGAGTTATCCGCCTATCAAATGCTTGAGGATCTGTTCAAATCAGGCATTGAGTAAAACAGCAAACATCGTTAAACTTTGAAAAGCCTTGCCGCTATCGGCGGGGCATTTTCAACATTGACATTTCAACAACAGAAAAGAGGGAAGTTATGAGTTCATTTAGTGAAAGGTACATTAGCGCCTGTTGCCCGCACCTGGTTTCAAGTGAGGTAGCCTGCGTCTATGACCACATCCACAGTACATTCAAAAGCCTAGATTTAGTCCATGCTACGGATGTTCGGACGATTGCGCGTCAGTTGTTCCCATATGTGCAAGAACAATCAAAAAGCGACCGCCTACGTTTACAAGAAGCCTGCGACGATTTAGCCAGCACGATTGACAGGCTTTCAAAGGTAGAGCAAACCGACACAATAGCTCAGGTACGTCTATCTTTGATGGACGCTGCCGACATTCTGCGCGGGGAGGTGAAGCAATGAATACCGGACTATCTTTAGTTTCTGAAATGCTAGAACGCCGCGACCGACTCAAGGCGCAACACCTGGACGCGCTGAAAAAGCTACAGGCCGCCTATGATGAGTCAAACTTTGCAAACCAGGCTCACTACCGTGGGCTTGAAACCGGCCTTGATATGGCACTGCTGCACATCGAGTTTTTGCTGGATCTGGCGAAACAGGAGGGCTTGTAATGGGTGTAGCTAGTTTATATGACCGCGTTCACACGTTCGATTGTGAACTGGACGCGGAATTTATCACTCTGGACTGCCAAGTTTCCTACCGCATCAACGCGGGTGACGGTGACGCGGAACCCCAAACCTTTGAGCTGATTAAGGTAATGACTCATATCGCGGGGTCAGGTGAGGTCAATATCACGCGCATGGTTAACTTCGACTACATCATGGATTTAGTTGAAGATGACGCATCAAACGCCGATTACCACTGGTCGGATCACGGCGATGTATAGCAATCGAACAGAGAAGCTCCTGCTAGCGGCCGTCTGCTGTATTGCGGGCATTTTAGGCTGTCTAGTGGCTTTAGCCATCATCGTGCTAGTATTCTAGCGTCTAGGGCGATCCCTTGTTGCCCGTTGGCAGGTCTGCGGCACCTGTAGACAAAACGCCGCCTTCTCCTTGGAGGTCATCATGTATACCTATAAGTCGAAAGTGCTTTCAGTGTATGACGGCGACTCCTGCCGTGTTGATCTGGACTTAGGTATGGGTGTCTGGCTGCATAATCAAGCGATCCGTTTGTACGGTCTGGATACGTGCGAGATACGTGGAGGCACTGTAGAGACAAAAGCACTCGGCAACCTAGCCAAGGATTACTTAAGAAACGAGCTGCCAGAAGGCTGTACAGCCCTTCTGAGGACATATATTGATAAGCGCGGAAAGTTTGGCAGGGTGTTGGCTTCGATCTATAAGCAAGAAAGTGACGGTTTTCAGACTAAGAGCCTGAACACGGCGCTGTTAGATATGAGGCTGGCCGTTGCCTATATGGGGCAGTCAAAAGACGAAGTGATGGCACAACACCTAGAAAACGTGAAGTACCACCAAGAACTAGGCAATATCCCCCGCCAAGATATACAGCGAGATACCTGAAACAAGGATAAGGGGCGGCAGCCATTCCGGAACCCGGTCAAGCCAACCACCCCGATCTTTGCTCATTCTGGCGAAGCTGTGACGGTGGTAGAAAACTCGCTAATCGCGGTATCCATGTTATCCATTGCTTCGACTGCGCTGGTGGTGTCGCCGCCCTCTTTTAGAGACCTCTCTACAGATTGCCTTTTTGCTTCTCGCTCCGCAGTTTTAGCATAAGACTTGTCTAAAAAAGAACGCTCAACAATAGGTTTTCCAGAAGAATCCGTAAAATATGGAATGTTATTGCTTTCAAGCACCTTAATTATGCTCGGAGCTTGATGCGCGTTAAACATAGCCCCTAACTCGCGCCACTGGATGTATTTTTCAGATATGTTTGGCATTTTGTGACCTCAAAAAAAGCCCAGCGCTTGGAGTCTGGGCAAAAGTGCCGCTGGGGAGTTAGTACAGCGGCGGTTAATGTTACCAGCCGGGGGGCAGATCATCATCTGCTTTAGCTATGGGGGCGGAACCTTCTTTGTTGGGCTTCCATGTATCACGTTCAGCGTACCAAGTGCCTTTCTGTGATTCTTTGATGTCGATGTTTATCCACTCGTCGTTAGGGCTGGCCTTAACAAAGCCGCCAATCCACTGCTTGAAGTCATCGAGCTTGATAGACACCTTGGCTTTGACAAAATCTGGCGCGTTGTCGTTAGGTTTCTTGACAATCATGCCATTGACGAAATCTCTTTCTTCACTCATTGTATATGTTTCCTTGCATTGTAAAACTTATCAGATTTTAGGTAAGCTCTTTCTACTGTGGTAAATACACCACCTTTAGTTGGAGCAAGCCACAGTGCTTCTTTCTGTTCATTACTAAGCTCATCCCAAGCCTCAGCCACACCAAGCTCATCATCTTCTTTAATGTGCTGCTTGATATACCAAACACTTGAAAGGTTTTCTGATAACACTTTGTTGTGTTCAAGAAGCGGATCTATTGTGTCCTTAGCAGAGCCGTACATGATGGCATTTGACACCTCATCTGCACTGGCAATCTCACTGCCTCCTAGCCCCAGAAACGCTAACGCCCTACCGACTGCAGACGTTTCAGCATTCTCTAAAGCAGAAGTCTTGTTGATCTTGCCAAAGCTACGGTTTTCCTCAGCGTATCCGGTAGCTGCAACCTTGCCATCGCTGTCTCGAATAGTTGATTTCATTACCACTATAGATTCGTATGAGCTAACCAGTTCTGTTTCAATTGACCAGCCCTTAAACTCTGCCGACTTTCTGAAATCATCGATCCTTCTGGCAACAGTTAGATAAACCTTGCCATGGATCTCTACCTCACCTTTGTTTTTATCGGCCATACTCTTCCCTCCTTTGTTGACCTAAAAACAGTTTAACTCAAGTTAACGTAAGTTGACAAGCCTACTAATCTTTAAAAAAGTTAAGCAATTTGTTGACAAGCTAGAGAGGCTGATTCAGAGTTATAGGTTCCGCTCAACGAAAAGGGATTCCAGTGGAAAACAAAAAGGGGCCGCTAGGCTTCAGCCCGTTCGGGGAAACACGCAAAGAGGTGGAGAGGGAAAGCCCTGCCTCGGTTCTAAACAAGCTATCAAACCTTCCAAAGTTCAGACAAGTAGGCAAGTTTCGGTACACCGCCTGCTGCCCAGCCCATGATGACAAAAGCCCTAGCCTGTCAATCACAGACGCAGATGACAAAATCCTTGTCCATTGCTTCTCGGGCTGTACTCAGGATGAAGTACTCGATGCTCTCCGGTCGCAAGGGATGTGGTCTGAGGCTTCTACCAAGTGGGTCAGGACATTCTCGGCCGACGATCTGGATTACATGATGCACTGGTGTCTGGTCTACCACGGCGCTTTCCGTAGGGGTGAGAAGCTACGCGGCATGGACGCTCAAAAACTGCAAGAGTTTGCAAAAGTCTTACAAAATAACTCAGCTTGGCGATATCAGGTTGTCGAGGAGGACGCATATCGTGGATAAAGACGACGAATTAATTAATAAGATTAGGGAGTTCAACGAAGTTAGACCGCCCATGGCGAGCTACGAGGACTACGAAAGATACTCAGGAGTTAACGGCCATGCACAGCCGATTTCATCGTTAGCCAGATTACAGGCGGCGGCAACCAACCACCGCATCGCAGAGCTTGAGGAGAGGCTCGCTAACGAACGCGAAGTTATTTCAGGCATGATTACCACCGGAACGGTAACGCTCGTCTACGCGCCTTCTGGGGCCGGTAAGACGGTCTGGGTGCTAGGTAGTCTGTTCAAGTCTATCCGCAATAACCTTATCAAAGGCTCAGATGTCATCTATTTCAATGAGGATGACGGGGCGAGGGGTGTAGTTCAGAAGGCAAAGATGGGCCAGAAGCACGGTATGTCAATGATTACGTTGGCTACAAGCCAAGATCCCGGCTTACGCACCACTCAGGATGCCCTTGGGTTGTTGAACATGATACGGCTTGAGGGCCAGGCCAACGGCAAGATAGTGATTTGTGACACCTTAAAGAAGTTTGCGCCAGTGCTGAACAAAGGCGATATGCGGGACATTCTTCATGTCTTCAGGCAGTTCGCCGCAGCAGGTGGCACGATTATCCTGCTGGGCCACTGTAACAAGCATCGATCGTTAGACGGTCGCTTGATCTACGAGGGCGTAGGCGATCTCAAGGCTGACGTAGACAATATGTTTGGCCTTGACCCCCTCAACGACAAGTTCGCTGACCACCAAGAGCTTTTGGTCATCAATGAGAAGGATCGTAGCCAGATCTCATTTTCTGGCGGGTTCCGATACAGGCAGACAAAAGAAACTGTTGGCTACGAAGAGTCAGTCGACTCTGTTGAGTTTCTTGATGAGCAAGACATTGGCGAATTGAAGAAGAAACAGGCGGCGCAGATCAATGTCGGCAAGGCATTTAGTAAATATGAGGACGAAGTGCTGTTTCTTGAGTCTGTAATGAAGGGCGGCGCTGAATACAGCCAGACAGAGCTGTTCAGGATGCTCCATGATGAAGACCTCAACCCCAATGAATGCTCAAAGAAGACGTTACGCAACTGCATAGATCTCTTACGAGGCAATATGCTTAAGCTGAGACGCAACCCCGGCAACAATGCCAAAAATTACCGTTGGAGGGGTGAAAACTGGTGATAAAAAAATGTGAAGAAAATCAAGAATATGCCCCAAATGCCCGTTATGCCCGTGATTTAGGGGGCGGCCCCCAAAAAGTGGGGCAAAAGGGGCAAAAGGGGCATATTGTTGTTTTCATTGATATTTTTATTTGGGCCGAAAATCCATGAGGGTCTTGGATTTGTTCAGCGGAATCGGTGGCTTTGCCCTTGGTTTAGAGGCTGCTGGATTTGAAACCGTAGCCTTTTGCGAAATAGACCCTTACGCGCAGAAGGTGCTAAAGAAGAACTGGCTGGGAGTACCGATTTATGAAGATGTCAGACGAATCACAGCAGAAAGACTTGTTTCAGACGGAATTGGAGTCGATGTCATCACGGGGGGATTCCCCTGTCAGGACATCTCCACCGCTGGCAGACAGGCAGGCATTGACGGTGAACGTAGTGGGCTGTGGTCAGAATGCTCCCGTCTACTTGGGGACATTCGACCCCGATACGCCATCTTTGAAAACGTCACAAACTTGCTTAATGGAGACGGGGGAGATTGGTTTAAGCGAGTTCTCTGGGACATTTCCTCGGTCGGGTACGATGCGGAATGGCACTGTATACCAGCTTCCGCAGTTGGCGCCTACCACCACAGAGATAGGGTCTGGATTGTGGCGTACCCCAGCGAGTGCGAACGGCAGTCAGGGGCCGAAAAGCAAAGAGTTTTACGAACATTGCAGGAAAACGGGGCAATCAACGATAACTCTGGTGGACGAGGCGAGGCATCATTCGCAAGGCAGTGGGCAGCTGAACCCAACGTGGGTCGAGTGGCTAATGGGGTTCCCGCTAGGTCACACAGACTTAGATGCTTAGGCAACGCGGTCGTGCCGCAGATACCGGAGTTAATTGGCAGGCAGATCATGGAGGCTGAGCATGAAGGTAAGGCTTAGAACATCAGAACTAGATATGTCTATCCGCATGGCTAGGACGGCTTCTCACATGTCGCGGGACACCGGCATACCCAACATGAGGGTGGACACCAAAAGATCTGACTTGGACGTGGAGCTTTTAGGCGTTCACTCAGAGATTGTCGTCAGGAAGGCGTTAGGAATGAGGCACGGCTTCAGCGAGATGGGGCCAGATTTAGGCACTGACATCTATGTGGACTGCGGCAAAAGAGAATTACAGGTACAGGTGAAAGGGACGTTTTCTCCTAATGGCAATCTACTTTTTGCGAAGCACTCAAAGTTTGATTGGCAGGTAGCGGTGCTGGTTTGCAAGACAGGGGAGGATGATTTGTTCGATATTCCGGGGTTCATCGGCGTCACGCAGGCCCAAGAAGTCATGGTGGAAAAAGACTTAGGGCATGGTGCAGGCTGGTTTGTGGGACGGGAACACCTCAAGCCGCTAGGTGCTTTGATGGAATGGATACAGCAAGAGCGAGTGTCGTAGGAGCTTAGTATGGACGGACATAGATGGATTGTAGACACCAAGGATAGTTTAGAGTTTTTCATAAAGTTCTTAAAAGATCAGTACAGCCAAGGCAATCATCTTCTGTACTCAATCAAGCCATTTGGTAGGACTGAGCGGCAGAATAACGCCATCCACCTATGGTTCAGACAGATGGCAGAGCAGCTCAATGACGCTGGATACTCTAACAAGCACCCCTTTAGCGATCAGATCGAAATACCCTTCACTGAAGGGCTGGTTAAAGAGATGCTCTACAAGCCCATCATTAAGGCCATGTACGACAAAACCTCTACCACTAAGCTCACGGGTGGGGAGCTAAGCGAAGCCGCTGAGGTGCTTATACGGTGGCTCTCAGAGAAGAAGGGGATATACGTCCCGTTCCCACAAACATTGAAGGATCAGTTATGAAGAATGACGCGCAACTGGCCGTGGAAGCCGCAGAATCGATGGCAAAGCGATTAGAGCAAGATATAGCCATAATGATGGATCTGAGTACCAAGCCGCTCAAGGACGTAGATGAGACACCTCTTGAGATAGTTCGTTATCTAAAGCCAAGAGATGAGT